CTCCTCTCCTCCTCTTCCATTCAACCTAAAAAAAGGGAACCATTAAGGTTCCCTTTAATTTAAGTAATTAAGATTACGCTTCTACTATAGAACCAGCAACTGCAAACATTGGAGTTTTCTCCATACCTGAGATTGTGATTTCATAACCGTTACGATCCGCATAAGCTGTTCCACTAGTTGCAGTCCCGGCGCTTAAATAGCACCCGAATTCTAAACCAATAGACCAGTAATTTCCATTTCCATCTTTAGCTACAGCTACCATAGTAGTTGCTTGAGCCATCAATAAGATTTGGTTCCGCTTGTCACTTTCCATCTTGTTGAATACCATAGTGATATCCTGCTGATAAGTTACAGTTCCGTTTTCTTGTGTTGCGGTAATACTTTCGTTCAATGTTGATGTTTGTCTTGGAACTTCAAATTCGAAGAAGTCTGCTGGAGTCAAAGCTGAACCACCTACTGTGATTGCTGATACTACTCCTGCAGTTTCTGCGAAAGATTCTACTGGGCCATTAGCCAAGAAGATTTTTTCAATTCCACCAAAACCATCATTACAAAGATCTAAAATACCCGCCGTTAATGCTGAACATGCCATATATATTATAATGTATTTTTTAAGTTTGTTAAAGAGGAGTCACCTAAGCAACTCCTCGTTAAGTATTTAGATTATGCTAAACCGTTAGTTGCAAATAAGTTGATTTCACCAACTCCAACACCAAGCCTCCAGGCCGCGCGGAATTTCATGATATCAGCTCCTTGGTCGTAAAACCAAACGAAATTGTCTAATTCATCTTGTAATCCAGTTGCTGCGATAATCATTTTACCTGCGCCGGCGAATACGTAATCTGATCCTACTAATCCAGAAGACTTCACGATTGTGATGTTTGTTCCAGGTAAGATTAAGATATCGTTAGACTCTACTGATTGAAAATGAAAGAGATTTTGCGCTACTAAAGCTCTAGTTAAAGTTCTGTAGTTAGCTGGAGAAACTACCATGATTAAATCGTCTCTGTCTTTTACAGACTCATCGATTGCATCATATAAGTCTAAAGCTTGATCTACTGCGTTCGCTACCGTCCAGGATGCTGCACCTGCTGGTACAACTGCTCCGTTAGCTGCAGTGATTTGTCCTTTAAGACCTAAAGTAGTTCCAAATCCATTGATTAAGAAACCTTCATTATATTTAGTTAATTTTTGAGAATATTGTGATGATATGATTTCCTCAAATGGGATATCATCGTTACCAGTTCCGCTCGACATGAACGCACTTTGATAGGTAGATCTCAAATCTTCGACGCAAACTTCGGTCTTTGATTGAAGCGCTTCTATCGTTACCGCTACCTGGGTGTACGTAATCTCGCCATCCGGGACAAATCCGCAGGATAATGCTGATACAGGTAAGTCTGCGTCGACAAGATTGATTGACGTCGTTCCTGAAGCTAAACCTGTTCTAAGGTCTAAGTAAGAAAGTAGGTCAGTTTTTAAAACTGATTTAGAGATTAACTCTAATGATAATTGGTCTGTGTAAGCAGGCAATGCTGCTACGTTAAATCCGAATGCCATAATTTAATTGTATTATTTTTTAATATTTAGTTTGGGTTTACTTTTTTCTAAGTGATTTTAGCAATTCTAATCTTGCTGCAGTCTTAGAGTTTTTGTCTGCTAATACTTCTTTAAAAGTATTTTTAGATACTTTAGCAGCTGCAGGTTCGTTTGCAACAACTTCGAATCTTTCTTTTAATACTGAAAGTTCTTTTTTAAGTTCTTCGATTACTTCTGTTTGAGGTTTGATCATCTCAGCAATTGCTTCAACAAGACCTTCCATATCGAAGTCTTCTTTTACATCTACTTTAACTTCTTCCTCTTCGAAAGACTCTTCAGCCTCTTCAACAGTTTCTTCAGAACCTTTCTCTTCAACGTTAGTGATCTCTCCAGATTCACCTACGCTAACGATAATTCCGTCTGTAGTTTCATGCATGCCTTCAGGAGCCGTTGGGTCTGCTTCACCTTCTCCAGCTCTTACATATAGGATTGCTCCAGCTTGTAATTCACCTTCAGTGTAAACTTCCGTCCCATCGATTAGCGTAGCCTCAGCCATCTTCTCTTTGATGATAACTTCTTCTTCAGCACCTAACATAACCTTCAACTTAGTAATAACTTGATTTACGTTCATATTATTGTGGTATTTTTTTCAGCTTTGTTGCTGATACTACTATATATAATGGTACCTTATAGTGACCAAACTGAAAATAATTTGAAAATAATTGCCTAAAAGTTTTTTCGGGTCAATTAAATTGCTTATATTAGTAGTATATTAATAATTAAAACAAACAAAATGACAAAGCAAAACAGAATTAAAGACATCATCGAGTGGTTTAACTACTATGAACAAGCACAAGGAGAACCATGGGATATGTCTCAGAAGTATGACTCTTACTTAAGAGAAACAAAATCAGAAGAATTCCCAACAGAATGGTATGACGAAGCTGTTGAAATATTCCAACCTTACTTAGACAATCTAGAAAAAGAAAGTAGTTTCAATAATGAAATGGAATATTCTGGTTATGATTGTTATGACACTCAACTTAGAGTAACATACAATACTGAAACAAAAGAAATTACTGTTGGTACTTTTGAAAGAGAGTATGACCTTGTAATGGATATTAAAGACTTTGACGCTAAGCTTTCAGCTGGTGAAATTCAATTCTTTAAAAAATAATTTGAAAATAATTGCCTAAAAGTTTTTTCGGGTCAATTAAATTGCTTATATTAGTAGTATATTAATAATTAAAACAAACAAAATGACAAATGACAAATCAAATGCAAACAGAAATCACAATCATCAACAACGAAACATTTCAAAACATTGTACTTACTAAGTGTTACGAACACGGTACAATTACAATACTTAATGTTAACACACTATCTGATGGTATCTACTCGGTACAACTTAAGAACAATCGTTACAAGCCTCAATGGTTCATCATCAACACAAATAACAATACTGCTAAGCTTGCGTAAAGATAATTGTGAAACTATTTAATAATATAGAGTATAATAATCAAACAATAACAAATTAAAACAAATAACAAATGAAAAATCAAGAAACAACAATGGAAAACAAAGAAAAAATCTCAAAGGTATCTTACAAAAAGTCAAGATTCGAAATGTGTCTAGACATGGAAAGCATTACAGACGAACAAGAATCAGAGTACTTCTCAAAACGAGCAGAAGAGTTCTATGACAGATACGACTGGAATGCAAAGCCTTCAGAGACTGCTAAGATCCTCGTAAAACCTTCAGTAAATTGTATGCAAGCTGAGTTTGATACTTGGTTAGCTCAAAAAGAACAATACATGAAGTATATGGGTTGTCATACTGCTGAAACATTTGGTCAATCAAAACCAAGTGAAATACTCAAAGAATTTGGTCAGTGGTTAATAGATGGTGCTGAGCATTCAGACTGGGACTATGAAGAGTGGAACTAACGCACTTGCGTAGAGATAAGGAGAAGAGGAGGACTACTGTTCTCTTCTTTTTCTTCTAATCTCACAGATTCTAACTACATTAAATACGATACCTGTTATTAATAGGACTAGGGTAAGCCATTCACTTACTCCCATTACTACACTGCCTGTACCTAAGATTGTCACAGTATTTGCTACGGTGTCTTTTGTTTCTTGTATCATATTATTTCTTTGTAGCTTTTTCAATGAATTGTCCGGTAATTGAGAACCCATTTAAATCACCATTTTTAATTTTGTTCCAAGTATCTACATTATTGATTTTCATAGAAGTCATCCAAGTTCCTTTAGGGACATCAAATCCCATAGACTTAGACTTATCCATCTCAGGATCTGTAACGATCCATGACTCTAGTAATGTATTCTCGGTTGTTACTTGATCATCGTGATTGATGTCAGTATTGTTGTGGTTACTTTCTGCTAAGAATTTCTTAGAAATCTTTTCAATAGTATCTTCTGTAAAGTATACATGAAATGCATTTCCTTCTTCATCTTGTCTAGGTATTAATATGTTAGGAGTCATTGCTGGTCCTGTAATAATCATTTGATCATCTTCTGAGAAGCTCCATTGTTTCATTGCGTAACCAGAGTTTGGCATATCTGCTGGTTTTTCTCCTGCTAATCCATTATATACATCAGCAGGTCCTTCTGAAACTACTACACTTCTTCTACCTTCTCTAAATACGCGAATCGCCTCGAAGAAATGCTGACAATTTGGACCTCCTTTGTATTTAAAAACATTATAAGTAGCAGCTCCATTTTTACCAAAACCTGGATTAAAACTATTCAATCTACCAAGTTCTTCTCTCGTGTATACTTTGTTTAATCTTAACATAGCTCTACAGAAATCTCTTTGAGCCGCGGGTCCGGCATAGCGATATTTAACTTCACCTTCTTCTTCAGGATCTTTTCTTCCAAGTATATCTAGTCCAATCACTCCTTGAAGTATATCGGTGAATCCAGAGAAGTTTGCTTGCTTCTGAGATATTTCTATAGTGTTTGCATAATCAAGCACCTCTCCGAAGTCCGGATCACTTGCCATTTGTATGATAGGATCTACTTCTTCATTCTCTAATTGCTCATTGAATGCTTGCCATGTAATTCCTATTGCTGGCTTTTCTACTAATGAAAGTATCGATACACCTAAGTCGTCAAACTCTAGGTTTTCCCAGTCTATTAGTAACTCTACTACTTTTCCTATTTTGCTCATATTATAATCTTGCTAAGTTTTCTATTTTGGCATCTTTTTCTTGTTGGCTTGTCATTTCATCTGAAACAACATAAGCTCTAATAACAGATGGAGTACTTCCACTTTGTTGACTAATACCTATCTCAGTGTTTGCACCTTGGTCTGCATTGGCACCATCATTAAGTGCTGCTGTTGGATTGAATGTTGGTGCTGGAGGCATGCTAATACCTGCACCTCCACCGCCTCCGCCACCTTGCTTACCGGGTGTTTTAGTAGATAATATCTTTTTAACACTCATTACACCACTTGCTACTGCAACTCCTGCGGCGATAGGTGCTAATATAGGTCCTACAAATGGAGTTCCTACAACTGATTTGTAAGCGGCAGTTGCACTACTATATGTATCTATCGTAGTTTGCGCCACCGCGGCCGCCTTACCCACCGCGGAGCCTTCTCCGACGAGCGATATAATAGAACCAAGAACTTGAGAAGAAGTATCTAACGCAGCTTGAACTTTGTGTTTGTTCATTTCCTTGTCAAACTCCTCCTTTTCGTCT